ACTCTACATCGCAGCACAAGAGCAGCTCTTTGCGAAGTTTCAGTCTCGCTCCATACCAATCCAACACTGGAGCAAGTACCTGATGACTCCCAAAGAGCTGTCTCTCCTTTTCGCAAAGTTCGAAGAATCAAAGTCGGTTCTCCAGCAAATCGCCTCGAATGATCTGGGCGAAAGCGGGGACATAGCGCGTAAACAACTTGGAATCCAATGAATCAATCAAATATCGACCGCGCCAGAGCATGGCTTCGTAACACCCCCGGAGCCGTCAGCGGACAAGGCGGTCATAACGCAACCTTCGCAGTAGCTACCGCTCTGGTGCATGGATTCGAGCTGTCGCGAGGATCGGCTGAAGCACTGCTGTCCGAGTACAACGAGAAATGCTCTCCACCGTGGAATGCCTATGAATTGGCCCACAAGGTGAATCAGGCAATGACCGTGACGCACGACAAGCCGCGTGGCTGGCTCTTATCCGCTCAGTCAGGCATTGGTCAGGGCGGCAATCCCATCTCGCCCACCGGCAAGTTCGTTGTTCGCACGATCCAAACGATGCCAGAACCTCCGTCTCCGTTTACGACAATCGACTTCCTGAAAGCCTGCTTCGAGTCGGATGAGGTTGTCTGCATCTGTAACGACATCATTTTCGACGAAGAGGGTCGAGGTAGGCCAGCCTCCAAAGGTACGTTCCTCAAGCGCGACGAATGGATTAAGAACCACTTCACGCCGCCCATCAGCGCCATGTGGAATGGCAGCGATAGCAAGGGTGCATACGTCCGTATCAATCCATGCTTCGACGAGAGCGGTTCGGACTCTGGCGTGGCGAACTTCCGCCATGTCTTAGTCGAGATGGACGAGAAGACGAAGGACGAGCAATGGACAGCGTTGAAGGAGTCGAAGCTCCCGCTATCGGTCGTCATAGATTCCGGCGGCAAGAGTCTGCACGGCTGGGTGCGCGTTGAAGCGGCCAATAGAGAGGAGTGGAACGAGCGCCGCGACATCGTCTATCGCTACCTCGAAAGCATCGGCATCGATCCGAAGAATAAGAACGCGAGCCGGTTCAGCCGTCTGGCCGGTGTAATGCGCGATGGCAAGGAGCAGAAGCTCTTGGCCGTCAACGTGGGCGCGGTGAATTGGGAAGCGTTCAAGGACGACATGGACGCGCAGGACATGCCGATGGAGTTCTCGATAGATGCCATCATCGAGTACGATCCGCAGAATGATCCTGACAATCTGATCGGCGATAGGTGGGTTCGACGCGGATCTTCGCTTCTCTTTGTGGGGCAAAGCGGATGCGGCAAAAGCTCAATGGCCGCGTATCAAGGTCTGAAATGGGCGTCCGGCGAAGCTTGGTTTGGCGTAAAGCCCGTCCGTGCGCTAAAAGTAGCTTACATTCAGGCGGAAAACGACATCGCCGATCAGCATGATGCGCTCAAAGGCGCTGCTCAGATGACCTTTGGTAAGGAGAATTGGGAGCGAGGTCTTCGGAGCGCGAACATGTTATTCTTCCGCGAGACGGTTAGGACTGGCTCCGACTTCGCGACGATGCTCCGCCGCCTTGTTCGCAAGACTAAGGTTGATGTGGTTTATATCGATCCGCTGCTCTCCTACATGGGCGGCAATCCATCGGATATCGAGGTCTGCGCGAACTTTACGCGGCACTTGCTCCAGCCGATTATGATGGAGACAGGCGTAGTTCTGATTCTCGTCCATCACTTTCCGAAGCCCAAAGGTCGAGACGACAAACCAGAGAGCGTGGCAGAGATGGCCTACTCAGGATTCGGATCATCGGACTTAACGAACTGGGCCAGAGAGGTGATTGTGATGAAGGAAGTTGGTTTCAATCAACCTCGACAATTTATGCTCGGCATGGCGAAGCGAGCGGATCGTTCCGGCATGACGGACAAGGAAGGAAAAGTCACCGGATCGATTATGATCCAGCGTGGCACGGGCGGCGACATTTCATGGAACTACGCAGACCCACAGAAGTTCGTCGTCGATAAGGAGTCGGCCAAGAAGCCGTACGTCAAAGGACGCTATACTAAGCGTAGCTAGACTGGCGCTCAGCGCGGCGACGACCTTTCGCGGCGAGCGATTGGAACTTCGCCTTGCCGAGCTTCTTACGACCAATGTAGGCCGCAAGAGCCGCAGGATCTTTGACTCCCTTCTTCTCAAGAGAGCCGATAAGCTTCTCGTAACGACCGCCACCACCAAGTTTCATCTTGTCCATAAATTCAAATAGGGTTTGAGGTTAGAACCGACAGAACAATCGCCAGACCCCAAGCGGCGCAGCTCCAAAATTTAGGCGTCGTCTTGTCCTTCGCCTCCGCACAGTTATGCCGCGCACGGAAGTTCTTACGACGCTCAGGATTCGACTTCTTGATCGTCATGTCAGGATCGCCGAAGCGAACGATGACGACCTTGTTCGCCGGATTCTTAACGTACACCGCGCTCTTTTTCCGCTCACCCGGCGTGTAGAAGGGCTTGTTCAGTGTCACCTTCTTGCCCTGATAGGTGTTACCTTTCTTGGAGAGGGAGGTTTTCATTCGCCTGACATTACGTTTCTGACGGTTAAATTCCTAATAATCATCGGTATGTCATTGTTGAGCATTCTGGTTTCAGCGTTGGTAAGCTGATCAAAAGGCTTGATGACTGCGGCCCGATAATTTGGATTATCCAGAAGATATCCCGCAATTTTAGACTGAAGTTTTTCTGTCCAATTATACGCTCTTTCTCCGCCAGCAATTCCAAAAAATGGACCAGCAGCGGACGTGCCTTTTACAAATGCGGCTGTTCCCGCAGCCCCCGGAAGCAATTTTGAAATAAGCGACGTCTTATTTTTCTCGGCAATCTCAAGCGCCTTTGCGATTTCGTCGATCTTGGTTTTTCCAGAAGGTCCAAAAACACCATCCAAAGCATTCTGCCACGACTCAGCAGATTGATTGAACGACTTGGCTGTAATTGGACCTTTCTTGCTGGCTTCGCTAACAATCTGAGACAGCAACGCATTCTGAGTATCAGCCAGAGTCTCAGCACTCAGCGCATTTTTAACCTTCGTGACGTTTTCTTTTGAGTTGTTTAAGAACTCAAGAACAACAGCGGGAGATGCAACGACACTTTCTCCTTTTCCGTAAGAAGCCTTTCTGAAGTCTTCAGCAAAACTTTTTGACGACACGTCTAGCGCGGCTCTTGCCTGCTTGATTGAATCCCTAGTTACATTTGGAAAAAACTCATCAACAACTTCTTTCTGAATTCCATTCCATCCTTTTGAAAGCGCGCCGTCTAGGTTGTCCAGAAACTTAATCTGACCACCTTTGTTTAAATCGTTATAGATTGTGTTTCCAATTTTTGACTTAATTACTTCGTAATCTTCAGCTAGAATTTTCTTCAACTGCTGAAGTTTTGCAGGTCCGTCAGAACCACCAAGAGTCTTGATTATAGATGACCAAGATCCTCCTTGCTCTCCGATATCCTTGAGAATTCCTCTCGAAAAAGTAGTATTGTAATCCTCCATGAATCCAGAGTATCGATCTTTCAAGTCTCTGAAATTCTGAACCAGAGGATCTTTTGGAAACCTCTTTTCAAACTGACCAAGAGCATTTTCAAATTTTGCTTTTGCTTGATTCCATGCAGCCCATTGATCGCCGCTTCCAGCTTTAATTGGCTCGCCCCACTTAATTGCTTTTGCGGCATCCTGCTGTTCTTTCCACAAGTCGGCCAAACTTTTACCGCTAACTGGTCCGTAGATTTCCCCGCCTTGGGCTACAGACCTTTCATAATCTTTAGTTTGAACACGAGGATCAGCGCGAAATTCATTGAACTCTTTTGTGAAAACTTCGTTTTTTCTATTGTAAACATCCTGTGCAGTGTTTTTCACCACATCGACAGCTTGCCCCAAAGTCAACGACTCCACCTTGTCATAGTCATTAGCCAACTTGCTAAAAGCACTTGTTGTGTCTTCGTCGAGTTTTCCGAACACTTTTTCAACATCAGCAACAGCCGCGTCGGCAAATTCCTGACCTGACTTTGTTGAGTTTTGTTTGAAAGACTGAGAGAGAACGTTTTTCACCTGATCTGGATCTGCCCGATACGCTCTGGCTAGTTTTCCTGCAAGTTCTCCTTCTTTATCAGAAATATTTTTTTGGAACTGATCGTAAAAAGGACGATTGAGTTCTCCTAGAAAATCTCCACCTCCTTTGTATTTGCGATATCCAGCGCCGATCAAGTTGCCGCCAAGACTTCCAGCGGTTTCACCGACAGCGTAATCTCTTGCTGCCTCAAGAAAGTTATCAAACTTCCATTCGTCTCCAGAAACAGCAGTTCTTGTTGCCTCGCCAGCAATGCCGCGCATCGCTCCCTGAATAGGAACCTTAGCGGCAGCACTAAGAAGTGTTTGTCCAGTTTCAAAAAGACTTCTTCTAATCGGCCCCGGAAGAATTTTTGCAGCTCCACCACCTAAAGATGTAACCGCTTCTTTTGCCGCTGCTGCCGCAATCTTTCGAGGATCAGTTTCTCCGGTCATCAACTGATATCCAGTTTCTCCAATGGCCTGACCAACAGGAAACGGAACACCAACGGCCTGAAGTGCAGGTCCGGCTCCATATCTCATACCTTGAGACAAAACTTCTTTTTGAGTTTCTGGAGTACCAAGCGGAGGGGAAATAAATCCGCCTCCACCAGCGCGAGCGGCAGCAGTCGCAGACGCAATCTTGTTTGATTGATCGACAGCTTCTTGAAGCTGCCCAGCGTATTCGTTTACCTGCGTTTGCACCTGCTCAGGAGGCAATGCAGAAACCATCCCCTGCTCCTCGCGACGACGCATCTCGCCGATGGTAGCGGTAGGCTGTGCGGACCTAGATTTTAGGCCAAGAAGACCCTCGTTTGAAAGGGACGAATAATTTCCGCCTTTCAACGCAATAAGGTCAGAATCTGATAAAAATGAATAATCTTCCAT